ATGATTAAAATAGTTATGAAGGGAAAACAGATGCGTAAATTCAAAGAATATGACTTAGCTTATATTTGCTACTATTCCGAGAGAATAGAGCTAGCAACTATTGCGACTGGACTTTCAACTAGATTAACACTAAACGAACTAACCCAATTAATTCAAGATTTAAACGATCAGGAACTATTTGATTTTTACAAGAGCACCTATGAAGAAATGTTAGAAGAATAAGGAGAGTGGCTACATATGTTAACGAAATCGGAATACGAACGTTTCGCAGCAGATAAGCAATGTATCGAACGTGCATTAACCATGTGGAAAGAATGGATGTGCAAAAAAAAGACTTATACAGATGAACTTGCTGCTCAAGGTACGATGTACGTTGTCAATCATATGAAATTACGAGATCATCAAGTTTCTGTAATCTTCGATTTTTTTGATGAGTATTTAACTTTATTAGATCACGGAGAAGAACAAGCAGAAGCTTTTTATAAAACCATTATGAGGATGTAATAACAGAGGGTTCTCTCACGAATAACTAAAAAAGAGTATATTCATAAAAAATAAAGGTGGTTAATACAATGAAAACTACGAATTGTGGGGGAATATCTTAGTAATACTTGCCCTACTCTATGCGCTGTTATATACTCTTATTGAGAACACACTTCTGTAGTTCCCTTTTGGTGTCTTACAAGAATTGTAGTTTTGTCATCTTTCTTTTGGATTGAAACACAGGAAAAGACACTTCATAATGAGGTGTTTTTTCTTTTTCCAATAGGTTGTTAAAAACCACATCTCTTTACCATACTAACAATACAGTTGCTATACTGCTATCTATACAACTTTCGAGGTGATACAGCACGAAAAAATATCAAATCGTTTATAGTGTTTTCTCTCCCAGTGGGCAACAATACAAAGAAAAGTTTATTGAAATTTACGCACCAACAGTTGAGCATGCAAAACACGGAATAGAAACTGAATTAAAAAGAAGAATGGGCGACCTATACCAATGGCAAATAGACGTTCAACAAATAGAAGGTGAACAACTCTCGTTATTCTAAACAACTTGACGAGATAAAAAAGAAGATGTAAAATGATTATCCGTGTAAAAAACTTGGTTTATACAACCCAACACGTTGTGACAGATCGGGCTATTGCCAACAACTTTTATGACATTCTTAGTTGTGTTTAGCAAGATACACGGGAGAGGTTTACAGATTCGTAATAATGAAGCAAGTAGGGCTTATAACTTATTATGGTATAAAATATATGTAAACTGCATACTCTAGAATTGACATCTAAAGAACTTACAACATGAAAAAGACATCTTCGACTGGGGAAGGTGTCTTTTTTGCATATTACACGGTGTACCTACATATAATGAAATCGACAGTGATTTTTTCTCCTTTTATGATAAATCTATTGAAAAAAGCATTCTTGGGGACGAATGTTTTTTTTCTATTCCCTATTTCACATACACATAGGCTCCAATCATAAACCCTATATTAAAAGTAAATTTTAATTACATATAAAATTAACACGTTCCTCTTTTATAATAAAACTATTCTTTTGTACAGTAGTATGTTTTATTTTTCAAACTTCACATATTCACCAGAAACCCATTGGTCGCCGCCAACATTATACCAACCGTCTCTATATCCCCAAGACTGATATGTTTCACTTTGGTACACATTTTTCACGACACCGTAGTTAGTTCCTGGACCAGTACGAACGCGTAATACATCAGCTGTAATAGTCACTACACCAATGCCATCAATTGAAGGTTTAGAAGGTGCTGGTGCATTTTCTCCTGTATAGCGAATATATGATGAATCATTATATACCCACTGATCGCCACCCAAGTTTAGCCACCCATTTGACTCACCCCATACTTGGTAGCATTCTCCTTTACCTAACTTACGAATAACTGCATATCCAGTTCCAGGTCCTTTTCGTAAATTCACGTTATCGCCATTAATGTAAGCAACTTTTGTACCATCGTTTGAAGGTGGAATAGGAGTTGGCATTACTGGACTACCTCCACCGTTATATGCATTTTGGACTCTTTCAATAAAACTATTCCAACGTCCTTCTGCTAACATACGATGAGGACAGTACTTTCCACTCCATGATTGATGTGTGCGAACTTTACTAATTGGAATATTGTACTGTTTCATTAGTTGAGCTACGACGATAGCTGCATTATCTTCCGCTTTATAATATCGATCTCCACCACTTAGAGAGTAACAGATTTCAACTCCAATAGATTTACGATTTCCGTTACCGCCACCATCACCGCAATGCCAAGCGTTACGCTCTAAAGGAATTCCTTGTACAGCTTCTTTATCATCTACGGCAATATGAAAAGATACTTGGTTATCATTACGAATCATATAAGATACTTCATTTTCTGCTGTAGCATCGTTGTAAGTATTGTGGACTGTAATGAATTCTGGATTCATTGTATACGGACACTTTGTACCATATTTACTTGGGTCAACTAATTTTTTTCTGATTTCCATTATTGAACATCTCCCTTTTTCTCTTCTTGTTTTTGTTTACCACCTAAAATTTCAACTGCATTTGTTAACGCTGAAGGTAAGGGAATTCCCATACGACCAGCGTTTTCTAAAAGCGAAAGTAACTCATTGCCCATGAAGAAGAAAATAGTCGCTTCACGAATTGCGCTATTACTTCCCAATGCTGAATCTAGTTGAGCGGCCGCTCCGACCAAAAGAAAAAGCACCACCTTTTTGGCGATGCCTTTGAAACCAACTTTACTTTTTAATTCTCCGTTATATCCTGCTGCAATCATGCCAGTTAAATAATCAATAACTGCCATCGTCACTAAGATTTTCAATGTTGCATCCCATCCTCCCAAAAAATACCCACAGAAGCCACCAAACGTAGCTATAAATGCTTTCAGTAATACATCAATGCGATCCATCTTTTCCTCTCCTTTTTAAGCTGCAAAATAACTTGGGTCCATCCCAAATATTTCTGCAATATCTTCCTCACTTCTATCTTTCAAATAAGATTCAGTTGTGGAAATATCAGAATGATTAGCGAGTGATTTTAGTTTTTCAAGTGGTACTCCTTGCACTTTCAAATTATCTAATCTGCTATGGCGGAAACAGTGAGGATTAATTTTAAATTCCTTCCCTTCTTTTTCTTTCAGCATCTTAGCAAATATGTCGCACCAATAATTAAATACACTCTTTTTCAACCTTTTTCTCTCACCATTCTTATAAACACGCACAAACAAATCTGGAATAGTATCCTTACCTCGCTGATTTATATATAAACGGATGCATTTCTGCACCCGGTGATTGTAATATAATCTAAACTTCTTACCACGTTTCCCTCGTACCACATTTGTATAATAATGTTCTGTTAATCCTTCTTTTTGAACCTGGTAAACCTCATTCTTTCTAGCTGCACTGTAATAAGAAAGAGCTAAATACGTAGCCAACATATATTTCTCTTGCTCAAGTAATTCATCGATTAGCCAATTAATCTGGTCCTCTGTTATAAATGTGATGTCTCGAATTGGATTCTTAGGTAAACCACGCACCCTTGAGCCTACATTGAACTCGTAATTATAATCATCATCGTCAGCACAAAACTCAAGAGCTGAACGTAATGCACTCATCAATCCATTCACACGTGCGTTTGACATTCCCATCTCTTGAAAGATAATAGATAAATTCCGAATATCTTTACGTGTTAAATCAATAAGCTTTTTATTTTCGAAGTGTTCATGTATCAGAAACAGAATAATTCGTAAATCCCAATTGTATTGCTGTAAAGTGCTTGCCGCTTTCCCTTGTGCTTTCTTTTCAATAAGAAAATCTTTGACTAGGTTTTTATTTTCTTGGCTAACATGCTTTTCATAAATTACTTGATCTACTATTCGTTTCACACTGATCATCTCCTCAAAATAAAAAGAGAAGTGAAATCACTCCTCTTGATTGATGAATTGAATCAAAGCTCTATTTTATACAAAATAAAAAAGCCTGCTTATGCACGCTTAATCTGTAATATTTAAATTAAAAAGCTCATTGCAATATGAAAAGTACTTCCACTTTGAACACCATTCACGAAAATCCCACCATCTTTTTTTACTGTAACTTCACAAAAGTTTGTATTCACTCCTCCAGTTATCATAATAGTTGGAACCGCAATGTCTTGAACAGGTCTACATCCAACTGGAAGTGTAGCAAATACTGTTGCGTTTTGTGCATTTCGAATAGAACCAATCACATTAACCTGTTCCCCACTTCTCTTGTACTTCAAAATTCTATCAGTAACATTCTCTACCCCAGTTGTAGGAAGGTTAATCCATCCTGTATCATTATCAGCGGTTGCTATCTTTTTACCTTTCAAGGTAGCTGATCCATCAGGACGAACTATTAAACCACTTTGAGAATCCCAAGGATTCGTACCGAACCCCATGTATAGATATTCATCACCGTTGTTAGCCCCTTTGAAACGTCCAATTCCGCCACGATTAACGCTTCCGTCTGTGTCTTTATCTGCGTAGTGTAACCCACGAGCAGAAGGGCCTGTCGCTGAATCAGGTTGAGTCATCAACATTTGCCCCAGAGAATGGAACTTTAAAAGACCTGTTATAACATCTCCTGTTTTCTTTAGGAGGTTCGTGTTAGATACAACTGTGAAAGTATCTGTGTCACTGAAGTAATCCCAAATGAACTTATTTGACGTGATATCTGAGAGTACCAGCTTATTCTGTCCCGCTTGACCTCTAAGTACATAATTATTATTAGTACTTCCACTTGATTTAAACTGAACTGATTTACCTGGGTCCATCCCTAGGTCACCTGTCATAGTGTCTCCGCTTTTCTTAACAACATCCATAGCATTTAATTTCTTCTGCAACTCGTCCAATGTTTTCTTAAAAATCTCAAACTCTGAAATATAGTTTTCTATTTTAATGTTTCCTTCTTTTACATCCCGTCTTAATGCAATCCGAATGTCTGGTGTACTCATTCGTTCTGTACTTTTTTCCATCACAAAATAAGCTGTCCAATCATCCGATGTGGAAACAGCTTGTGAGGACAATGTGTATGAAAATACGCCATTCTTTGCATCAACTATTTGAGCATCATCTCGAACGAACAGTCCGACTTGATTAATTGCTTCGTACTTCACTGCGTACCCCGTTAAATCAACATTTTGCCCCTTTTCTCTTACATATACAGTAATCTTCAACCCGTTTTTATCATTTTGTCTGGAACGAATTGTTTTAGTAAACACAGGATCTGCTAAATCTATAATAATTTCCTCATTTCGCATGACTACACCTCTCTCTAACTATTCCTTTTCACGCGTCTAGGCGGTCTTCTTTGACGTTTTACTTTGTTCCTGTGTTTTATATTTCCTTTAGGTTTTATTGGCTCTAATTCTTCGATTCTAGCATCTGTTTTGGCTACATACTCCTGAAATGCTTTAACAGTCTGCGCAATCATCCCATATAAGCCAACACCATTTTCTTTTGATTCATCCGGAAGTACAACTCCATAGTGCGTTGTAATATCGTTTGTTGTAAGGAGTGGATCTCCTTCTTTACGGTTCATACGCATATCATATAATTGAGCCATTTCAGTTTTAAGGTTATATTGTTTAATCTCCCACCCCATTACCTTTTCTAACGCGTCAAATTTAATATCACGTATATTGGTTTTATATTTCTTTTTAGATGACACTTTAAAATCTGCTGCTAAAACACCGTTAAAATAAGTTCCTCCACCACTTTTTACTTGCACATAGGTACTTTCATAATTTCTATTATTCCGTAATAAGATGTTCTGAAATACGATGTCACTATCTCCACCAGGTGTCAACTTCAAATCCACAATTCGATCTCCATTTTGGCGAAAGTTAAATCCTTCTTTTGCAGCAAAATAAGCGCCACCTGCTTTACTTTCCAGAAAAAGATTATTTTGACACTTCAAAGAAGCATAGGATTCTTTTGACTCCAGTTCTAAGCTTTGATCCGAACTTAGTTCCGCATGGCCATTTTTATTAAACGCAAGAGATGCTGAGAAATAGACCCTTGTTGGGTCACCATTTTGATACCCATTCGATATTCCGATTCCCCCTGACTTCGGAGAACCATCTAGCTGATAAATTAACACTGCACCTTGCGTGGCTGTTATATCATTGTTGCCACCTAATACAATAGTGGGTTGCATGACATTATTATTATTTATATAATAGCCCATGAAAATCCGGGTGATATACGATTCCATTAACCGAATAAATTGCTTGGAAATAGAAACATAATTGGAATCATTGGCAGTTCTAAGAGTGGTTCCTGTTATTTCTCCACCTCGAATCAGATTCCCATTCAATACTCCAGTTGTAATAAAATCCGCAACAATTCTTCCATCACTTGTCATAGCAATCTCATACGGACCATTTACCCCGTTTGATGAATAACCTAACCCGTTTATGTTCCACTGCCACACTTTTGAAGCTGTCATTTCATTTTTTGTATCCATGATTAGAATGCGGTCTGGATATACACGAACATTTCCACCAAACCCTGAATTAATTAATTTTGTTGCATTTTCTTTCGCTGCACCAAGTAAAGATCCTGGCATATTGGATAAATCTTGTTGAATTTGATCTACTTTACCTGTCACGTCTGTAAAAGATTCTTTAAAATTACCAATGGTTACATTGATATATTCCTTTTTAATCGGATCATATTTATACGCAATGACCTTTGCTTGAATATCAATACCATCTTCCTCATGTTTAACTGTAACAATATCCCCCATCCAGACACGCTGTAGAATTTTATATTCCTTATACTCCTCTGTTTGAGACAACTCTTGAAATTCAACCTTATAAGTCGCTTTTGGTTGATCTACCATCTGAATATCAAACATATCTTTAGCGGCTTGACGTAACTTTTTATATGCTTCTTCTAGAGGTAATGCATCTTCATCATTCGCATTTTTACCGATAGCTGCTTTTATATGATTAAATTCAATAACTCGTATTCTCGGATACGGATACTTATTAATGAGTGGGCTATCTACATATTTTTCTGGTAATAATAATCCATCAAACCCTTGTGGCATAATTCTAGTAGTAGGGCTCTTCCAGTCCACACTTCCTTCATAACCTAACAAATCTTTTTTATGCCTGATAACTACCCCACGGTTAGCCCCTCGGCTTTTCAACATCTTCACATCAAAGTTATCCCTTTTTAATTCACCACCCCATCGATTTACGAATGAATTATCTTGGCTCGTATCTAACATTGCTTCAACTGGATTCTTTCGAACAATACGTGCGGTGGAGATATTTGTTACATCTGAATAAAAAGTAAAAGGATGCTTATATTGACAACCCGATGACAACCTAGCCATAGCCGCACTACCATTTGTGGGCTGAATGAATATATCTTCAATCAAGTTTTCTGTTAAATCATAAAAAATATGGTAACAAACCGCTTTGATTTCTCCCATACTCACTTTAGGAGTTACCACGCGAAATAATTGATCCCCATCAGGAGTAGGAACTTTTATAATGCTCATTCCGTCAATTTTTGTTCCATATGGAGCAAATAAAGGATAATTAAAATTAAAAACAAATAAACCGTTGAGTTCCTCCTCAACAGTTGCACTATAAATATGTTTATCTAAAACACCAATTCCGTTATGCGTAAAATCTGTTTCATTTGGTTTATATAAAGTAATCATCATTTATATCTCCATCTTGGTTGAATTGAAATAAATTGGATAGCTCCTGACCACTCTATTTTATTTAATCCTATTTGAAATTCTGGAAAATCACCAATCATTTTATCATTCATTGATACTGTACCACTATATGCCTCTAATAATTCTGAATCTATTACAACAGAGCCCTTTACATCTTTAATCTGAAAAGAAACATCATTAATGAAAATTCGAAAAGTACCGTTCCCTGCAACAAACAACATTGGAGCCGATTCCATTGTACCCGGATTATGAATAGATCCAGGAGTACTTAACATTATGTTTGCATCTTCTGTATATTCAAAGGGATCTAACTTAAAATCCACCTCAAATTCACCGTGTTCTTCAATTTCATTTACAATATCACCTACTACAACATGTTTAATTTTTCGATATACATCATCATCTGTAAAATATAATGTCTTTCCATTCATCAACCAAGCCTTCATTCGTCGAACTAATGGCTTAATATTCTCTTCTTCAAGCATATTGAACTTTATTTTTAAAGGGACGTCTTTAAACGCCCCTTTTTTTGTAAGTGAACCATGTCTACCTGATACTTCAATATATTCTACTTCCTGTTCTGCTGTAGGAATAACAGGGCGTTCTACCATACATATTCCATAGTCACTTGCTAACTGATTATCAATACCTATGTCTAGCAATTTAAGTCCTCCCTATTCCTATTTTTACATTACGGCCACGCTCAGCAAACCAATCATTTGCTTTTTCAAACATGCGATCAACATCACGTTCATTATTAATTGTGTTATAAAAGTTAATTTCTACAGGACCACTATCAATTTGTTGAACAATCGGTTGAACTGCTCCTGTCGCTAATGCCGACAGATTAGAAGCGATGTTATCTTGTTTGTTTATCCCATATAAATTCAACTTTTTAAAAGTATCATCAACCATGTTCGAAATATTGTTGAAAGCGGATTGCAACGCATTATCTTTGTTTGTATTATCGTTTGGAGCATTATAAAAATCTTTTAGAATTTGTTCCCTGAAACCAGCTATTTTTTTACCGATTTCTAGCCACTTATTGGATTCCTTAAATTCTTTTAGTATATCTTGGGATGGGTTCCCGCCCTCTAATATACTACGAATATAACGAGCAATAGGACTATCGTCTTCTATTCCATCAATGGTGAAACTTTCTAATTCTTTACCTACCGCTTTTAATGCATCCCTCATGTCCATTGGTAAATGAGTTATCCAATCATTAAGATAATCTCCATCGTATAATATCGCTTCAAAATAACTCCTAAGAGGATTGTTATTCATCATTCCGTTTATAGAGGAACTATTGAATGCACCTAACGTATTTTCTAATACGGAATAGACCGAAGTTGCTAAGTTTTTAGCCGCTGCAAGAACCGTCGATACAGATTGCTCCATACCAACAGCAAGCCCAGCACCAACTTGTTTACCAACCTGATCCCTCATTTTTCGAGATGGACTATGGATGTCGAAGAAGGAAGTAAAACCGTCAAGAATATCGTTACCAATAGATTTCACCTTATTTAACACTTTGCCAGCCATACTGCCTAGACCGTCTATCAATCCACTTATAATATCTTTACCTATCTTGAATAAATCAATCTTCTTTAATGTATCGACAATCTTCGGTACAATATCTGTCACGATTGTAGAACCTAATTTTCCAACCATACTGACAATACCTTTTATTAATGCCCAGATCAGTTGGACACCAGCTTCCAGTATCTTCGGTAAATTCTTAATGAGCTCCCCTGCTAAAGTAATGATAAGCTTTAATGCTGCCGCAATTAAATCTGGTATAACTTTTACAATACCAGCAATTAACATAAGCAAAATCTTTACGCCTGCTTCCAGTATCTTCGGCAAGTTCGCAATTAATGTAGATGCTATCTTGACAATTAAATCTAATGCTGCATTAATAAGTTGTGGTAACACTTGTACGATTCCATCAATAATGGCCATTAAAATCTTTACACCGGATTCAATTATTTTAGGTAAGTTTGTTAATAAAGTATCCGCTACTTTGGTTATAAGAGTTATCGCTAAATCAATAAGTTGCGGTAGCATTTTAATGATTCCGTCTATTAAGCTAGTTAAAACCTTAACACCAGCTTCAATTATCATAGGTAAATTCGCTGTAATGGCTTCAATTAAAGTTGTAATGACTGTAATAATCGCTAAAGCAATCATAGGTAAAGCTTGTGTGATTCCTGTAATTAATGAAACTAATAAATTTATTCCCATTTCAATTAGCTGCGGTAAAAATGACATAATTCCACTAATAATAGTTTGAATAATTGTTACAGCTATTTGAATTAACTGTGGAAGCATCTGCATAATTCCGTTTATTAAAGTTAGAATCAATTGAAGTCCTGTTTCTATCAGAGTAGGTAAGACTTGTACAATCCCAGAAATTAAAGTTTGAATAATTTGTATTCCCGTTTGAACAATCATAGGGAGATAGGTAGCAATCATCTGCGAAATTGTATTTATAATCCCAACAATGGCTTCAAGCACAATTGGAGCCGCTACAACCAAACCATTCACAAGGCTTGAAATCATTTGTGATCCGGCTTCAAGAAATTGCGGTAATGCTGTTGTTACGAAATTGGCTATATTAGTAAAGATATTCGTAATAGTTTCAAGGATAATTCCTGAGTTTGCATTCAAATACTCTGCAATCGCTGGTAAATAACGAGATACAGAAATAAGAACACCAGGAATCCCTCCTACAATTGCACCCGCTATCGTAGGGCCAATCATCTTAAAGATTTCACCTAACTGGCTAAAATCTCCCGAAAAAACAGCTTTTATAGCATCAAAAAGATGAAGACACGCTTCACGTATTTTAACAACAGCTAAACCTATTTTCTCCGCTGCTGCTTGAAAACTCTCAGGCAAATAACCTACCCATTGGTTCATATGATCGCCTTCAACCGCTGTGGTAAATAGATATTTACCTAGCGAAGCTAATACTTCACCAAAAATCCGAACGCTTTCAATTACATTCGTAATACTATTCCTAAACCCCTCGTTATTGTCCCAAAGGTGTTTTATTCCAACAACCAATCCCACAAGTGCGGCGGTAACCCCAATGATAATTGCTGTATAACCAAAGAATGTCGCGGAAACCGCCCCTATACTTAATCCAGCATAGGTGGCATAACTGGCTAGCGTAATAAATATAGGGCCTAAAGCCATACCGGCACCAATAAGAATTCCAATTGCGGTTACAATTGTTGTGATAGCTGCTGCTAATGCTGGATGTTTCGATACAAAGCTTGCAAAAGCACTGGTCATATTAGCAATTACAACTAGTACTGGTTCAAGTGCCATTTTTAAATCTTCAAATGCTTGTTTCAATTTTACTGCTGGTGTTTCATCCCACTTTGCCGTAGCTGCATGTAAATCTTCCACGCCTTTTTTTAAATCAACTTGTTTGCCTTCCGCTTTTACAATGGTATCAATGATTTTCTTTCCTTGGTCTTCCCAAAGTGTACCGAACATCTTCGTCCCAAGTACATTTCTATCTGTTGCATTTTCAACACCAGCTAGAGCTTTGGTTGCTTCAAGCATGGCTTTTTGTCCACCCTCGCCACCTTTAGCGATAGCCTGACCCCATTTTTCAAACTGATCTGCGGAAATCTTTGTTTTATCTAAAATCTCTTTCATAGATTTATCAACACCGGCACCAAACTCAGCCATTTTGATACGACCTTCTTTTACCCCCGATATGTTCAACAGGATTCGCAACATCCTGCCAGTTCTCTTATGAACTTCTGTACATCACTATACAGACCAGACTATATCATCATCTTTTATATAAGATGCTCCCCATTTCGAATGTCATCAGCTTACACCCTACGCTTTTCAGCTAGTCGTTGCACGTTCCTTTGTGAAAGGCTTCGCTCAGTATTGTCTCTTTTGAGAGTTCCACTGAATTAAAGGAGTTTTCTATGAATGTCACCACTCATAGGGACAAACATTTATCCAATAGGTTATCGATATTCCAACTTTTCGTATCAATGCCGGCTGCCATTATGCCTTGTACTTCTTTTGCTGTAAAACCAGCTTGAATCATTTGGTCCCCATATTCAGCTATAATGTCTAATTGCTCAGGGGGAAATCCAACTTTTAAAAGAGTATGAACTAAACCTAAAGCTTCTTCATTCGTAATGCCTAAGGTAGCCCCTATTTCATTTGTTTCTTGAATAAGTTCATTAAAATCTATATCACCATAAGAAGCCGTGATAACGGCTGCTCCTTTAGCGATAGCTGCATTTGTTTTATCTGAAGCATCTTTATTTAATGCCCATTGCCTACGATTTCCTTCTAAAGCTTCATCTATCTCAACACCATATGCGGTGACTGCTCTTACTGATTCTTCTACTGATTTCTTAGAAGATGCCGGGACCTCAAAAGTTACATCAATTTTTGTTTTTAATTTAGAAGTATCAAGTGCTTGTTCAATAGCTCCCGAAATACCACCACCAGCCACTAAACCACCTAGCATATTTTCCAAACCAATATCTAATTCTTTAAAACTGTGCGACGCTCTCTCAGCTTCACGCGAAAGATCTCTTAAATCGTTTCTAACTTGTTGCAATGAGTTTCCATCATCTATAGAGCGAAGAGAGCGTTGTAATTTCTCTATATCAGCTTCTGAACCTAATGCTTCACGACCGATGATTTTAATCGCTTGTTCTAACTGCCTAGCTGACGCTGTACCGTTTCGTATTGCGTTTGTAAGGTTATTTCCTAATGCATTTGCAAAATGATCTACACTCGTTTCAGTCGCATCAAAGAATGTCTTTAATTGTTTCGTTGCGTTTTCTTGTTCCTGCAAACTTCTATTTGTCGCACTTAATTGATTCTGCAACTGCTGTTCTGCTGTCCGAGCTTGTATAAGCTGCGTTTCATATCTTTGAATTTCACTAGCGTTTTCGCCATACTGCTGTTTGGCTTGATCTAACTGTTTCTGATAGTTTTGTACTTTACTAGCTGCAACAGTATGTTGCTCTCCAAGATTATCTATTTTTAAACGTAACTTCTCTATTTCTGAAGCATTCTCACCAAGCGTCGCTTTTTGTAACTCGTATTGAGCATTCAACTTAGAAAGAGAAGATTGCAACTGCTCTTCTTGCCCTTTTAGCTCTTTCAGTTTTTGAGCCGCTTTAGCTGTTTCACTTGTTCTTTCCTGTTCAGCATCTCTCGCCTGTTTTAAGCTTTCAGAAGTTTGTTTAATACTATTTGCTAACTGTTGTTCTGTTATTTGTTGACTTCGTAATTTTGACTCTAGTTTTGCTACAACAGTGGAATTTTCCCCGTACAATTCTTTAGCACGTTGTAAATGTTCCGCGGTTGCTTGCGTCGCCCTTTGTGCAACTGCATACTGTCGGGAAAGGTTTTGAAGCTTTGCTTGTAGTTTTTCTGAATCAGTAGCATTTAACTTCATCTGCTCTTCTTGTAATTTCATTTCTTGACGAAGTTTTTTAGTTTCCTGATTCATGCCCTTTATAGCATCATTAAAATCTTTGTTTTGCGCTTTAAATATAACTTCGACTTCCGAATTATTTCTTGCCATTTTCTCACCTACCTTTACTTGGGATTGTTACGCCATGCTTCAAACGCTGTAATCCCTTCGTAAATACGCTCAACAGACGAAATTGGCTCATGCCAAAAAGTCTCTGGATCTATCCCAGAGACTAGACAATATAAGACGTATTTATCTTCCACACATTCGATTTTAATGTCTGGATTTTTTACTTTTTTTCACCGTTACCGCCGCTATTTGTACTTTTTTTGAGTGCTGCGGCAAATTGATTTGGATCTTGACTAATTACATCAACAACCAGTTTCGTATATAGTTCCATAGATTCCGCTAATGAATCATGGTACTTCTTTAGAAATTCGTCAAAAGTTAACTTTTCTTTAGGATTCGCTCCTTTAAACGCCATATAAATTACTTTATGAATACTTGTTTGATCAATTTGTTCTAATGCCGATAAGTCTTTATTATCCTTATCTCTTAGCCCATCTAAAGCCTGGAACTTTACAATATCAGCAATAATCGAACTAGTAATAAGTCCTTCTTCCTGACCTTTTTTCAAAGCGTAATTTGTTAAAAATGCCGGATAGTCTTGTTCGTTAACAAAACGCTGTTCAAACTCACCTTCTACTTTTACAAATTCCACTTCTTTTAATGTTATTTTTTGAACTTTCATTTATATTTCCTCGCTTTCATTGTTTCTTATTTAAACCCAAAAGAAAAAGCCCTGTATGAAACTAGGGCTTTAAGCTGAAGGTGTTCCTTTCACAAGAGCTGAATTAAATTGTGTATGCCACTTTTGAGCGACTGTGGCATCTGCTAATTCATCTACAAACGCTTCATAATAGAAATTCTTTAATTCATCTGGTAAGGCCGTGAATTCTAATTCCATCATTGCCAATTCTTCCTCACCATTCGCAATAGCAAATTTAAAACCAGTGGAGTTTGAGCAATTTGGAAACGCAATAAGTTTTACAACATCTTCAAACTCATCTACTACATCAGCCGTAAATACAAAATCATATCCCTTTGAAGCACTACCGAACGCCCATACACCCGGCTTTAATCCAGTTGTATTAAAACCAAAATAATCTCTTGCTACTTTAACAGGAATATGCGCTGAAACAGTAACTTTCAGTTCCGTGGTTTTCGATTTCTTTTTCAACGTCACGCCACCACATGTTTTTTTCATTTCCTTGTTTTCTGGTTCCCCTTCAATTGATCCTACACATCCAAATTTCGTCCCTGGATCTTGCGTACCTTTCTTCTTAAATTGAATACTTGCATTCGCAATTAATACGGAATCAAATTCTTCAATCACTTTAGGCATTTTATAATTCCTCCTCTAATAATTTATCTATACCTACATGTAGTTCCTCTAAAATTCTTGGTCTGGCATTCTGTATCCCACGCTCCGCAAATCTTTGCTCTAAAGGATTGTGAGATCCTCTACCTTCGTTTGGGAAAACTAGATATCCAAACGAACCTTTTTTATTAGCTGCTCCACCACGAGCCAATATCCTAAAACCTAAATTCATCTTTTCACTTTTTGACCAGTTGCTATCTTTGGCATGTGTCTTATTTCGAACACTCCATTTAGAACGAGATACCGGAATCAGCTTTGTAATCTCTTCTATTGCAATTCGTATACCATCCGTGTGGAGAATGGTATTGATTGTAGGTTCCATCTTATTTGGTAATAACCGCATTTTTTCTTCAAGCTTTTCTATCGCTTCATACTCAAGCTCAAATGCACTCAATTGGAATCACCCTCCTAAACGTAAAAACAACACGATCAATAAAACGATCTGTATCTTTTACTTGAAGACGATCACTTTTAGAAACTACAAAGGATACCATTTTCACCTTGCTAATCCACGAAATAATATCAATGACCTGCTCATCTAAATTTGATTGATTTTCCGATAAATAACTAACATATATGCTTTGAGAAATTGTACGCTCATTTGAAGATGGTCGAAACTCACCATATTCCAAAATAAAACAATTGTATCCCTCTTCTGTTAGCTGCGATTCTTCATCCTCTGCTAGTTCATCCTCAACAACTAAAAGCTTAAATCCGTCTTCAAGGGCTTTTTTAATGCCACTTCTCTGCTCTTTCATAAGCCTTTTAGATTTTTCATTCACGAGATTTCACCGCCTGCTGCAAATAAAAGAAAAGGTATTGTTTGTTAGAATCATGATCCACTTTAATCACGTCATATTCGATTCTATCTATTAATACCTTAAGTTTATTTTTATTTATCTTTCTAAAGGAAGGTGGATACAGTGTTTTAACTTTTAAGTCTAATCCCGTTGTTAAAACGCCCACCATTTTGTAATCACTGTCCCGTAAAGACATCACTTTATAGGCAAGCTTTCCTTCTTCACGAAACTTCTCACCTATTCTTTTTCCCTCTTCTGAACGCTCTGTTTTTTTATATCCGTATTGTAGAAATCCATCATTTAAAGTTTCTCTATACGATTTTAGAGCCATTGATTACACCAACTTTTCCTAAAGCCACATCTAAAATAAGCCTGGATAATTCTTTTTTATAATTTTTTTCAAACTCATCACCTGCATTGTTATAAACATACCTGCAACGCTCTAATAGCAAATCTTTCGGGGTTAGCTCCTTTGAAAAATCAAAAGACGCATTTGTTAAACCCAACAAATACGCCTCTCCTTTTTCCAAAAGTTTTATTAAACTAGCATCCTCTTCATTCCATGTGATTTTAAGAACGTCTTTTAATTCTTGCAAAAGATTATCCATTCGTATCACCTTCTAATAAAGTGATTAATTCCGCTTTCGTTGCATTAGCCTTATATTCAATGCCGCTTTGATTTAGTAGAGATTGAATCTCTACCTTCGTTAATGCTGCATAATTCCTCTCTTCAACAGGAGAGGAGGAATTAGGGTGTCGGAGTTCCCTCCTTCGGTTCTAGCGCTGTAATATCAAATATTGTGAATGAATCATGATCCAGTGGGCGTCCATTCGCAAGTTGGCGAATGAGATATAATCGTTGATCTTCGACCATACGAAGAACATCAGTTGATTCTAATTTTTGCTCACTACCAACACCCATAAAGTAATCTTTAGGTTTTCCGGAAATCATTCGATTTAATGGCACCGCTGGTGATTGAACCATCGTTAATCCTGGAACGCCAAAATTATCATAAGTCCAAGTACCATCGTCTTTACGTTTTGCACCAATCGGGAAAAATTTCGTTGCATAGTCTAACGGATTCACGATTAAAGTGACGCCAGTATAGCGGCGTGTCCCTTTTTTAGTTGTTGGCGCTAAAATCTCTTTACCAATTGTAGTTGGGCTAAAATCCTTTAATACAACAGGCTCTTTGTCTGGATAAATACCATCCGTTACAGCACCTTTTAGATCTTTAATCATACCAATTGGTTGTTTCTTACCTGTTCCGCTAACAACAACATTTTCTAATTCTTCTGCTACAACTTCTTTCATGAATGTACGAACATATTTATCTAACCAGCTCGGTCCCAATTCAAACATCGCTTTACATACAACTAGGAATCCGCTTAGTTTAAACATCCCTTGATCTACTGTATAGAATCCTTCATCTGTCATTTCCTTGATGTTATCACACACATCTCCCCAAAATACTACACTTGCACCCTCTTTACGTAGTACCCAGTGTGTAGTAGCTCCAGTTGTTTGGAAATTAATTAAAGATAATAGTGGATGCTCTTTTTCAAGGTCTTCAAAAACTCGTTCGAAAATTGTTGGTGGCATTAATTTTGTTACTTCATCAAATGACTGCACCTCAATAGCGGCATTGTAAAATTTCTGTTCTTCATTTGTTAAAGCACGCACACCACGAGCGGCCAATACTTGAGCATCCCATTTCTCGTCTTTTGCTTGTTGCGCTTCGTTAATAATACCATTCATCATGTCTTGAATATGCTGCATGTTTCCTTCCATGTTTGCCACAATACGTTCAGCGACAGCTTGCGCATCACCATTTTCAAGTGCTTCTTTTACATTCGTGATTTGCGATTCCTTATTTTCAATTACACTTCGATCTAAATTTTTAATCGTCATTTTATTACCTCCTGATTTTTTTCAATAAAAAAAGCACTGCTTTACGCGCGCTTGAATTTACTTAATAAATTTGAATTTGTACTTTCTACTACTGGTTCATTCTGCTGTTTATTTTTATTTCGGAATTTCTGAAGTACATTATTTTTAAATTCTTCTGGATCTACCACATCATCGTCATCTTCTACCTGTTCATTTACCTTATGAGCCAATCCAAATTCTACTGCCTCATTTGCGGTAAACCAAGTTTCATTCGCAATCATTGTCTCAATTTCTGAACGTTCTCCTTGATAACGAGTCATATAAATATCCGCAAGCGATTTATCAATTCCCTCAAGAGCATTCAATGTCTTACGAATATCTAGTTTTGTCCCCCACGTCCATGTAGAAGCTTCGTGAATCATTAACATAGAACCTGTATTCATAATTAATTCGTCTGCTGCCATCGCAATAATAGATGCGGCGCTTGCTGCCAATCCATCTACGTTAATAATGATTTTTGCCGGATGGTTTTTAAGTTGGTTATAAATCGCAATCCCATCAAATACATCTCCACCAGGACTATTCAGATTGATATTAATAACATTTGCCGAAGTAGCTTTCAATGTTTTCTCAATATCAACCGCTGATGTAGAATCACTCCACCATGATTCACCAATATCACCATAAATCGTTATATCCAGTGAATCAGCTTTTGCTTCTGCCTTAAAGGCATGTTGAACATTAACTAGATGATTATACTGTTCATTTTTATAACGTCTCATTCTTTTCACCTCCCTCCAAAGAATCAGCTTCTTGATAATTCTTTGTAACAAAGCGTTTATTTGCCCATTCTTCTTCAATCGGCTCTCTACCAAGAATAATTAAAATGTCATTAATAGATAAACCACCAATTGCAAAGAGCTTATCTAATGCCGTTGCTAGTTTCGTAATATCAACAACCTTAATTTTTGTTGTATCAATCTTTAAATATGTGCGGTCTATATATTCTTTTTTACTGTACATCTTCCGGTTAAATTCATCTTGAATCAATTCAGCAATTGGATTAATACAAAAAGCTAAAAACGAATCCAATTGTTTTTCAATGTCCGCTACATCACCTTTTAAAATCCCTATAGGGACATGAAAAGCAACTGCTACATAGTTAAATATGTCATTGATCAAATCGCTAATATCACGACTTGTGCTATTATTTGATACACCATTTTTACTATCACTCATATCTTCAAAAACATAACCATCTTGTAATTGAAAAGCTGAACCTACTTTATCAGCATTAAACCAATTTTTTAACTGTCCCTCGAACATTTCATCGATTGCGGCCTGCGTTTCTGGATCTTGCGGTCTTAAAAAATCACCTTTGATTAACAAACGTTTATTATTCTTTCTTTTATAGTAATCAATTGACGATGCAAGTAATTTTCCAAAACTACTATACATTCCATCTATAATTTGCATAATATTACGATCGTTGAGTTTAAAGTGAAACACTTCTGATTCATTAAATGATTTTTCAAAAGTAAGCTCACCAACAGTTATGTCACTGTATATATTCTCTTTTAATGCAAACTTATTAACATTAAAGGAATCTGCAATGTACAATTGCTCATTTTGCATAATAACTACACATTCGTTTTCCATGATTAAATGATTTACCAAACTATGCATAAATTCCGATGCATTTTGATTTTGATTTGGTTGTACATTTAATAAATAGTGATTTTCACCACGTTTTTCTTTCCCTTTTTCAAAGGTTTGAAATTCACATCTTGTTAAAGCATTTGCAATTAAATCAATACAACTTTCTACAGCAAGCTTTTTATAGAAATAGTCAATTCCTAACTCATAGAAACATGAATCTAGAGTCATAGTCTTCCTACTTCCAAAAAAACCTCTTACCCAATCTCTTAATCCCACATTCTCACCACCTTTTATACACTAAATGATTTAAATATCTTTCTAACATTTTCTTTTGTTAAAGTATTTGACTCTTTTAACTCACTATCACAATTAAGAGCATGTAAAAAAGCGAAAAAACCATCTGTTTTTCGCTTCTCTTTATCCACCTTTTTATATTCAATATTGCCATTCATTTTTTCTTCTTTATAGACATTTCCCACATACCAACGCATTAACGGATCATCACCAAAAACAATGGTCTGTTTAATAAAAATCTCTTCTACAAGTGGAGCAAGCTTACTATGCGTCGCTGGACCACGACGAACAATTTCAATTTCAAAACCAGCCTCTTCAAGCGATTCTTTTAAAATAGCTGAACGATATAAATCCATGCTGACTTTTTTTATTCGGTATTCTTTATTCATCATTACGAACCAATCTCGTACATGTTCCGCACTAATTGATTTGTCATAGACAACAGTAAGCAATCCCTTTTCAATTGCAATCCGAATGATATCCGGATTAATATCTTGCAACTTAGGCGCTGTATGATGCATGAACGTATGCTGCTCCCAATACCGTTTCCCATCTTTTTTAAATAAGATTCCAACTGAACAGAAATCACGTATTTGCGCGAAGTCAACTGCTCCAATACATTCTATCCCTTGGACATTTTCAGGGAATGGTTGATTTGTAGCTAATCGTTCATCATAAGTAGCAACTTCTTTCCTCGTATCCTCAACAGGTAAATTCATTCTTTTCGTCATAAACTCAATACGTAATGCACTGTTACGTTTCATATCATGGTATTCTTTTCGCATTTCATGTTGTAAATTTTCATTGTATCTATATGACGGATTTGCTTTTTCCCATTTAGACTCGTCATGGACTTCTTCTTCATCATCAAGCTTACATATGAAAGGAAATAGTGTGGAATGTGGTAATTCTTTATTCAACACCATCTGAGCTTCGTCTTTCATATCATCCAATACTCCACCACGGACATTTCCATCTGTTGTAATATAGAAAATCCTTGGATCTTTCTTTTTTCCTAAACCTGATGTAAAAACTTTTATATTTGAATAATCTTCATACTCATGCAACTCATCAAATATAACAGTTCCACTTCGCTTACCATCTTTTGTACGAGCATTTGACGTATTAAACTCAAATTTAGATTTAGTTTTATAATGTTTAATTAGTTTTTTTGATTTATAAAAAACTTTTTTTAATTTCTTTGCAAATTTGGGTGTTTCTAAAATATTTAAAACATCTTCGAATGAGGTTTTCGCCTGATCTTCTGAAGTTGCCACAATATCTATATCATAATTCTTAATCCCGTGATGACCACTTAGCATATAAAAACAGTCATAACTGATATATCCGTTTTTACCTGCCCCGCGACCAAGTAGTAACAGATATCTGTCAAACATAAGACGACCGTCATCATAACGTACACCATAAAAAATTGCATTACAGAACCTTTGCCAAGCGAATAGTGAAAAAGAAAAATAAGGAGCTGGCTTTTCTACTGATTTTTCAATAGCATCTGCATTAATCACTACACCAGGTTGGTCTAACTTCCAACGAAGAAACTCCATGAGTTGTTTTTGTTCTTTACAACTTTGTATTTCCTCATTTTCAACCATACGCATATACTCGTCGATGTAAGGATGATACTTATATGTAGTTGAATTTCTAGATGTCGTCATCATCATCATTACCTTCATATACTGGTTCTTTCAAACCAAGCACTTTTAATAATTCTGTCATGCGCTTGTTTGTCTCACGAAATTCTTTTGTAGCTGGATTTGCTTTGACTCCCTTTTGACTCTCACTATTTTGCCATTCAATCATTGGTCCATTCTTTTTCATTTCTCTTGCTAACTTATTTTTCGCATCAAACATCGTCATGTAGTCATCGACAAGATCAATGTAGTGCATGCCATACAAACCACTGTTTTCCAATTGCTGTAATAAATCTTGCTTTATCTGTGCTTTTTTTGATAGTTTCCGCACAAGTACCCCCCCTCTTACTTTTTAATTCGCAAAAATATTTTAACCGCTCTCCTCCCCCCGTTGAATGGTCCTCCTACTAAAAGCCAAACTTTTTGACCGGGGGGTGTTTAAGAAACCAATTCAAAGTAAGCTTCAATAAAATCCAAAATAAAAAAGACTTCTTCGCTAGAAATCTTTAGGATGTCTGTCGTAAATATTAAATTCTCTTCTTCTTGTAATCTTTCTCTAACAACAGTAAGTTTAAGTCGTTTACACTTTCTTGAGTTCACACAGTCTCTTATTTGGCAGTAACGCCAGTAAGAATACTTTCGGAACTGATTAAGCATATCGCGTTCATATGACGTACGCTCGTCCTTCTCAGCGTATTGAATCATCATGTCAGTATCAAATGTCCAACTACCATCCACAATTATCATAGCTACCACCGTTCCTCATTCATGAACTTAGGTACCTTCTTATCAACCTTATCTAATCGATCATGCACTTCATTGTGACATCGAATACATAAGCATTGTAGGTTATCTAAATCCATTGCTAAATGTGGATGTGTCTTCACTTCTTTAAGATGATGCACATTCTCAGCAGGTTTGTATTTACCTTTCGACTTACACATCTGACACTCCTGATTATCACGCTGTAAAGCCTTGAGTCTTAGTGCTCTCCATTCTTTAGACTTATAGAACTTCATAAGCTTACCTTCTCTTATGAGCTTAATATAGTCCATCGTTAACACACCGTCCTTGCTCTTATGCATCTAGGCTTACGATCTAACACTTGAGACTTCAGAACCTTTACCACAACAGTATAAGGAAAACTAATACGTTCTTTATATTCCAGTTCTTCTTCATACACTAAAGCTTCTTTGATTAGATCATTAAATTCTTTGGCCTGTTCACTCATAATAGTAAAAGCCTCATGGATTACCTCAAACACTTCTCTTAATGTTACACTACAAACAATTACACCTTTCATCTCTTCACCTCTTCTTTAACTTCCTCCAAAAAAATATATCTTCTTTGAATGTATAAACTACAATTAAAGAAAGTGTTGGACTTTTAATGATGCCGAATTTATGTAGAAAGTATGAGAGCAATCCATATTCCTAATAAATCCTTCACTTACTCACCCCTTATCTTTCTGTATAAACACTCGTTCAACATCACACGAGCAGATATTCATGTTCTTCTTGTAATAGTTATTGATCATGAATTGCAGCATGTCTATTTGACTCTCTGTTAATGGCTTACCATTACATTTCGTTCTTCCACTAAGTTTCAGGTACTTTCCTAACTTAAACACATCTACAAAAGCACCGTTACATTTCGGGCAAACAGTTACTTCTTGATATTCATCTTCTCGTGCTTGATATGTTTTAATTTGATAGTCACAAGCTAAACAGCATCTAGAAACATAACACATCTATCCTCACCCCTTATCTTTCCCTAACAGATCATCCAACAACTTATTGATTACACTTGCTATAGCTTCTTCTTTCTCTTCAAATGTCGCGTTCTCTTGTAATTCGTCTAACACTTTGATTACATCTGGCAATCGCTCTAATCCAACATACTGTTTTATCTTCTTTTTACTACGAAGAGCGCGAAGGATTATGCCGATGATTATTGTTTTTTCCAGTTTATTAAAGTCTATTTGCATTTACATTCACTCTCTCAAGCATCGTTTCATGAATTCCTTTAGCTAACTTTTCCGCATCTACTTCTTGAGGTTTCTTCAGTAACTCTTCAATGCCTTTTGTTAATAGATACTGTTCCGTTTCCTTCGACAAAACAATATCCGAAGGAAGTTTATTTGTTGTTATAACATCAATCAGAAAATCTTCTACCATACTCTGACCATCACAAAGGAACATTCCTGCCATCAACTTAATGTCATGCGTCTTGTCTCTTATTAAATAAGAAAGCTGTTCAAGTTCTTTATAAATCTCTTTCTTTTTATTATTGATAATTGTTTGTTCTATCGTTCCTAATTTCTCTTCCTGCTTTTCTAGTGGCGCAAATTTCATTGGTCTTGTTGGACCTCCACATCTAACACAACTTAATCCATCGGTATGCTTTGCAAGAATAACCGTTTTGCAATTTTCATCCATACATTCAATCATTGTTTTAAATTTCATCACTTATCCTCCTCCATAATCAAATGTTCCAATCCTTGAACTGCTTTATCATCTAAACGAATATCCATCAATCCCAAAATCTTAATTACGTCTTCTAACGATTTGATTTTACTCGCATCAATCTTATGAGGATATCTCGGTCTAAGATAAATACTACCTTTCTTTTTCTGTGTTAATTCCTGTTCATCCATATTTCATCCTCCTCCAAAATAAAAAGCACCCAAATGGATGCTTTTCTCTCAATTATTAATTTATATTTCGATTGTGGTACGTGAAGTTTTATTCTTTTTCCAATTACCTAATGTTGCTACACACATCTGCGCGAACATTATTAGGTAACTGGAAGAAGAGCAAAAGCTCTCCTTATTAACGGTGACATTCAATCAGTACCATCTGCTGGTTTCGGATTTTATGTGCCGTCATTATGAAGCCGTTTAGAAATTTAGAAACAACATAGTGAGTTGTGTTTTCCGCCACTTCTCACAATACAAATATATCATGTTAAAAACCAAAACGTGTCCGTAAATCGTTCGCAAATAGTCCGCAGATAGTTCACGAATAGTTCGCGTTTTTGATTTATGTATTTTTTCACATCGTTTTTCAGCCTCTTTTCGCATAGTTTTGAATAAATATGTTCTTTAATCTTAGAAAATGAATTAGCTATAACCTGGATTGTGTTAAATTCACCTATTCCGTTTAACCTTAGATATACCAATCTCTTTCGTATTTTATAAAAATGAATTTGACACTTTCAGTTTAAAGCTAATTCAATATATGTTAAAAAAATAAAGGAGCTAGATTCTAAACTTCCTTTGATAATCATTTAATGTATCTTGTTCCATCCCAATGTATCTCAATGTTTCTTTCTGATCTGTATGATTTAACATCTTTTGCAAAGCAACTACATCTTTAAATTGTTTGTAATGGTGATACCCATATGTCTTTCTAAGTGAATGAGTACCTATACGTTCCAACCCAAATTCTTCTGCAGCTTGATTCAATATGACATATGCCATTGCACGAGTAATCGGTTTGTTTTTTCCGTTCCTACTCTTAATCAGATATTCATTCTTTGGCTTTCCTTCAGTATAATTTCTGATGGCTCTCTTCAGCTCTGAAGGCATCTTCACATCTTTAATCTTTCTTGTTTTCTTTTCGCGTATTACAATATTCCAACCTTCCACATCACCAACACGTAAACGCAAGATGTCCGATATTCTGAATCCTGTATTAATACCAAGAAGAAACAGAATGTAGTTCCTCTCATTCTGCTTCTTATAGAATTCCTTTATTTCTTGTATTATTTCTTTATCACGAATCGGCTGTACAATGTTCATACTACTTCTACCTCTTCATTTTGCGCCTTTTGTTTAAATACTTCTTTTCGCAAACTGAAAGCTAAACGTAATAAAGCTTTTCCTTTCACCTTATAATACGTGGTTCTACCCAGTCTCACTTCATCCATAATGTCTGGATCGTATCCCTTCTCTTCCTCCATATAATACATATGAATGATCTGTCTTTCTCTTTTTGGCAATCTGTTAACAGCCCTATGAACCCAATTCATAAATTTATCTCTAGCCATTTCATATTGCAGCCTTTCAATCGCTATATTTTCTGTAGAACTGTTGAATTCATTCGTTACAGATGGAGGAACAATTGAATACGATGCGGTTACTTTAGGTAAAATGTCACTTGGCATTTGAGATAAATACATACGATACTCCTCAAATACTTTTTCAACTTCATTTTTTGTCTCTTCTTCATCTAAAACAGGCATTTTAAATATTAATTGTTTATTCATATTAAATTCCTCCATTGTTATTATTTTTGTCTTAATGCTCCACGTCTACGTTCGTAACAAGGTCTATGCATCCCCATTAAATCTTCAATGTCACGAGTACTTAATTTTTCTTTTCTTTTTTTCATATTTTTCTTCTTTACTTGTTTTGATTGCTTTTTCCATTCACGTAGCTGATCCTTTAACACCTTCATTTCCCCATCTCCCTTTTCAAAATAAAAAGGACACCTATTCGTAAAACAGCCTTAATTGCTGCTTTAATGAATTGGTGTCCTCTAGTTTTCTAGCCGGACTGTATTCTGTTTGCATTCACTTTAAAATACCAGCTTGTACAAAAATGTTTCTCCAAGCTTTATTGACTTGAAACTTCTCCACATCTTTTGCACGACGAGCAATTGCTTTTCTAATTTTTCTTTTCTTCAAAGCCTTCATTCTCCTAACCTCACTTTCTATTAAAAGGATTATTTTATTAAGTTTTGATTTTCGTGAATATTACCCATTACTTCACCAACACTTATATCAATCATTCTTAAATGATCATCTTCGTCATTGTTTTTATCATGCATATAGAACCCTGTTTCTTCCTCGTCCCATTTAATGATGTAAAACCATCCGTCATACTCTACGATATCGCCTTCATAAATTTCTTTACTGTTTTTATCCTTTAACCCTGTATACTGCATCCAACTACTGAAAATGTTGTTCTCGTCGTTATCGTCCAATACATCTAATTTGTATAGTTTCTTAGCTTCTTCCCAAGACATCATTTTCTTCGCCAACTTTTGATATAATCTAAACTTTATTTCTCTCATTTCTCTTCCTCCCTTGAATAAAACTCAATATTCCGTTAATACTGTAGACACATGGTTATCTTTCTCCGATTTCCTTATATGAGCAGTTAGCTTTTGCTAGCTGCTCTTTTATTTCGTATTATTCCAGCCTTGTTCTGTTAATTCCCACCCTCGATTACGCAATTCTAAAGCATCTGACTCTCTTCTTTGTGAAGCTCTTTTAATTGCTCTCTGTAAGCATTGAATTTCTTTTTGTTTGTATTCCAATTGGCGTTCAAACAATTCAATGTTTTTATCTTCATTTGCCACATATCTTTTATAAGCTTCAATTCTTTCTTCAGGCCACTTGTCCATACCCATTCCCCTTTTCTACAAAATGAAATTTTTGTTCAGTTTTCTAAACTCAGTTTTAATTCCTTAACCCAGTTATTTCTGTTATTTACCCGTTGTACTTCTTGTAAATATTCTTTTTGATGATACAAAACATTATCTTCGCAGCGTTTAATCATTTCTTTTAAGTACTCTGCTCCGGTCTGCTTGTATGGCTCTCTCTCATAGTACTCAGTGTTACAATCGTGATATATGCTAGTTTCTAATTGTTCGATAGCATACTCTTTTAATTTGATATGTTCTTCCGTTGGAGGTTCCCATTGTTTAACTCCAGCTAATACATACATATACCTTTGTTTTAGTTTCTCTTTTTTCTTAATCACTTCTCGGTTTGATGCAACTTTTCTTTTGTATACTTCCTCTAAATCTTTCTCAGCTTCTTCAACACTCATGTTTTCGTATCTTTTCAATTCGTTTTTTGCTGCTTCTTCATGTTCCAAATGATACTCACTAACTTTAAACTCTGGGATTTCCGCGTCCATTGGGTAATCCCTCATTTCAATTAATGCGCCAAACGCTCTAGCGCACTTTAAAATATAATTAGAACTTGAAACATCTTTACCTTCGTAAATATCACTTGTATAACCTGTAGGCATATTACCTCTCTCCTTTTCTAATAAAATGAAGTTTTTATTCAATTTCTGCATTCAAACCATCAGCATTTAAGAAGTCACTTAATATCTCTAAATCACCACTTGCCACAACCATTTCCCAAGCTTCACCTTCAAATCCATATTCCTCTGAAAGTGTATTTACCGCCCGATTAAAATCTGTAAAATTATACTCCCCACAATTAACAACCAAACTTCGAACATTATCCGATTCTTCCGTTTGATCTAGTTTTAGCTCATCGATAGTTATGTCTTTTTCAATTAATTCTTCTTCCTCGGCATATCCATCACGAACACGATCAGCTGCTTGTTCTAATGTTTCCGCTTCTACAATTCCCTCATATACCTTAGTTTCCGTATACGTTACAGTAAATGTTTTCATCATTCATTCTCCTTTTCTAATAAAATAGCGTTTTTATTACAATTCCAGATTTACTATTTCTCATTGAAGTTCAATCGAGAGAATTCAAAAAATACATCGTATAAAATCAATTATTTTTACAAATATAAAATTTCACCTAAGTGACACTTCACAACCTAAATGCATATCCTATAACCATATACAGTTATATAAATTCCAAATTTAAAGTGAGGGAAAATAAAAATGGCACCTTGTACAGGAATAGCTTGTTATTTACTTTCTAATTGGCCGATAGGAACTATCATTACAGTAACAACCAAGTCTGGACAAATAATCGGACCTGCTACTCTTTCTAGTTTTTATCCAACACTTTGTTTAGTTATATTAACAGAGGAAGATGTAATAACCCCTGAATCTACTAATACCATATTTATAGGTTGTGAAGATATTGAAAGTGTTACCTTAACAACTTAATATAGTATTTCTAATTCATCTAAAATACCCTGAACCAATCTTTTGCAATCAAATGTAATATCAAAAGAATTATTCCCACTACACATCTCAACCTTTTCATTTCACAATTCTCCGTTATAAAACTGCACCTATCAAAAAACCATACATACAATATCTTGGGTATCCTTTTTCAATATTAGTTTTAGTCAGAGAGCGCCTTAGAAGGCGCTCTTTAATTTTCAAGTAAAAATTCTGGTCAAATGATTCACATTCTTAGAAAAAGTTACATATATTATCATGTACTCTTTTACAATAAGAGTCTTGGTCAGAGAGCACTTTTAAAAGTGCTCTTTTAATTTATTTAGATGTGTCACGTTTTACATAAAATAAACATACAATGCAATGAGCACGCAAGGCATAGTTTCTATATACTCGTGTACATTTTTTGTACACGATTTTTTATTACATAAGAATTCTGTTTAAAATTCATCAACCTTATTGATTTCTTTGCATACATTATTATTGTAAGAAATTTTACAGGTTTCTCTGGTCCAGTTACCTTGAATTCCTTGCACACCTCATCGAAATAACCCGTTTTAAATAGCGGGTTCTTTTATTTTTGTTTAACTTCCATTCATTTCTTTACTTATTTTGAATACATTACTATTAAGCCAAGAAATACACAGGTTTCTCTGGACCAGTTTCCTTGTATTTCTTGCAGACCTTGTGTGAAGAATCCGTTTATAACAAACGGGTTCTTTTATTTTGGGTTATAAAATAACTATTTTGTTTAAAAATGATTTATTAATTCCAACTGAACATTGCTTAGTAATCTATCAGATATCTCTATATAACCAGGATTTAATTCAATCCCAATAAAATTTCTATTATGCTTTGCAGCGACACGACCAACTGTTCCTGAACCGAAGAATGGATCCATAACAATTCCTTCAGCTGGCGCCCCAGCTAATATACACGGTTCAATTAATGCTTCCGGAAATGTAGCAAAGTGTGCTTCTTTTAATGGTTTTGTTGATACTGTCCAAACCGACCTTTTATTTCTCTTATCGCGAATTGCTCTAAATGCTTCATGGCCATATTTACCGTTAAAAGAACCTTTCTCTTTGTTTGCTCTTTTCGCTCTTTGTGGCGGGCCAAATGCACCTTCCGAACCTCGAACGTCTTGTTGGCCATAAACTGCTGGCTCTTTAATACTTTCGTGATCGTAATAGTATTTAGGTGACTTACTTAATAAGAAAATATATTCATGTGACTTGGTAGGTCTATCCCTTACACTCTCTGGCATTGCATTTGGCTTGTTCCAAACAATATCTTGTCTTAAATACCAACCATCTTGCTGTAATGCGAAAGCTACTCGCCAAGGTAAACCAATCAAATCCTTTGGTTTTAATCCATCTACTGATTTTGTGACTGAAACAATTCCAGTAACTTGTCCAACACTTTGAAAATGATTGTTACCTGGATTTCCTTTCCCATCTGCATTTCTTCCACGTCCACTTCCAGCGTATGCATCACCAAGATTTAGCCAGAGTGTTCCATCATCCCTTAATACACGCTTTACTTCTCTAAATACAGATACGAGATTCGATACATACTCTTCTACCGTTTCCTCTAATCCAATCTGGCCATCTACCCCGTAATCACGTAATCCCCAATATGGAGGACTCGTGACCACGGTACTCACAAAATTATCCGGAAAAGTTTTTAGTACGTCTAAACAATGTCCTGGATAAACTTTATTTAGCTCCATTCCTTTCCTCCCCTTTCCGACCAAATAACGCTTTTATTAAAGTTTTATAGGTTTGTTTCTTTTAATAGGCTTAGTCGAATATGTAATCTCAACTTCTCTTGAATACTCAATTTCAGAACCGCATTTACCACAATTAATTGTGTCACTGTCTTGCGAACTCTCCCAGGCATCTATATCCTTCCCTCCACAATAGGGACATATTAAATGTTCTTCGTATTCAATTTCTTCTGGCGTAGACTGTAATTGTATTTCTCTAACACCTATTAGATTGTTTTGCGGATATTTCGCACAAACATGATAAACTTTACCATCTATCATAATGTTAGTGCTTATCGCTAAATCACAATCTACAACTCTTATAACTTCCGCTGTTTTATTCTTATCGAACCATAGTTCCATATCATATTTAACAATCGTATATTGCATCTCTAATTCCCCATTTCTAATAAAATGCAAATTTTATTAAATTACTTCTTTGCCAGGATCTAAACCTTCAAACTTTGCTCTTAGGCGCTCATAAGTAATTCTTTCTTGCTCTTCTTGTCTTTTCTTACTCTCTTCTTGCTGTTTTTGTAGCTCTAAGCGTTTGCGATCCTCATATTCTTGAATTTCTTCTTGAGAAATGATACCTTTTTCATGTAATGTCTTTCTTAACCAGTCATACTTTAATATGTAATCTTTTGCTCTATAATCATTGTAAATGCAAATTTCACTACCATCACAATCTGAACACTGATTTACTACAAAGATTCCTTTATCCTTTGTGACAATCGTAATAGCACTAGCAAACTGTGCCATATGTGTGAAAACTATTTCTTTTCCAATCAAGTTTTCTTCTTTTGAGATAAAATACATTTAATTTCTTCCTTTCCACTTCTTATGTTTTTCTAAAATTAATTCAATTACGTTTCTTATTGTTAAAGGCAGCCAACCAACCAACTATTATTAATAAAGCAAACACTGGATATAAGAGGAATCCTCCCCAGCGATCTGTACATACAGACCAAATCCATAGTGCGGCACCAATTAGCAGATATGCAATTATTCCGTAGACTATCCATTCTGTAGTTGTCATTTAATTATTCTCCTTCTTTTGTTTCTGTGCAATTTCAAAAGCTAAGAGTTTTCTAATCAATACCATGCTTTTTATTAAATGCTAAATCGTCATTATACTCGTTTACCATTTTTTGTTGTGTTAATGATAATTCACCATAATGTTCTTTTAACCACTTTTCTTGCTTATCAGTTCTACCTAGGTAGGATATAAATATATAATCCATATTTGGTTGGGGTCCCCATTTCGGGATTCCCATTGGTATCCAAAGTAGCTCCTTTAATACCTCTTCTTCATGTACTACAGTTCCTTGTTCAAATCCAATTCTTGCTCGTTCTTTTCTTAAATTTTCGTTGGATCTCACTTGTTCGGCTGCTAGTTGCATATGTCCTCCATATTCACAGGGATGGAATATTCCATCTGGAGATAGCCAGCCTGTTAATCCGTGTCCCACGACTTCACCTCATTTTTATAATTCTGATGCCCCTTTTAAAATCTTCCACTTCATTCTAAAGAAATCACCGTTTAATCGAACCACTTCTTCACTTAATTCCCAAACCAATACTTCATTATCAATACAGCATATTGAATCATATCTAAAATCCAAACACTCTGCTTTATCCCCTTCTTTTATTTCATCTAACATTTGACCAAATGATAAGCCTTCAGGATTGTTCATTTTGCTACCTCCACTTTTATACAAAATTCAAATTTTGTACCATTTAATTTACTTTTATTGTATTTATTTGGATATCCGTGATATTATTTATTTATAAAGTCATTACGACTTTACCCTTATACAATGAGCCATGAGCCTTCACAACTCATGGCTCTTTTCATTACAAATCCTATATTCAAATTTGGTCTTAATATCCGTTATCCTGGCGCTGGTGGTTCACTTCATTCTTTTTATAATAACCTTGTTCAATTTCTTCAAATGTGAACCCTAATTTCTTACCTAACCCTAAAAATGAATACAATAATTCTTCATAAAGCTCAATATCTTGGGTTGCACGAAATTCCGATATACCTTCATATACATTGTTAAATTGATTGACTAACGTACTTGCCGTATAGACGTTTGCGTTATGTTCTAATAATTTCAGGCTATATTCATTAGGATTAAATCCAATACCATTCCCTAATGAAGCTATAAAATGAAATCCATCTACATATTCCATTAAAATAACTTCTTTTTCACTAGGACCCTTATTGCTCCAATGCTTAAAGCATCTTGTTTCATTTGCAAGTTCTCCAACTTCAACCTGTAAAGCAAGGATCATATTGTAAAATAAATTTTGTCCTTCCAATCCATGTTCCTTAATGATTCTTGTATCTAATACCTTTTGCATTCCGAATATTTTAATTAAATTCATTTTGATTTCCCCTTCCTATTTAGCAAATCCCTAATCCTATCGGACGATTTTCAATTAAATACTTATCAGCCTGATCTATTACAAGAAGTGCAACTTCCGCTTGGTGTCTCCTTAACGCTTTTGCCATCCTTGGTAAGCTCATACCTTGACTCCACATTTCACGAAAACGAACTACATCTCTTTCATCCCAAATGAAGTTAGCCTCTTCTAAAGCGATGTATACCTTCAAGCGTGATTCCTTCATCGCTTCATGATTTCTTGCGACACTCATAAGCGACCCCCACTTTCTTATTAAATAATTAATCTATCTTTTCATTAGAAGTAGTTTTGACATGGACACCCTTACCATTCACCCAAATTACGACTTGCTCACCAAAACCGCTTTCTGGTGGGTTGAATGAAAGGATTTCACCATCTTTTACTACAAGGAGTTTATTACTTGTAACATCGATTTCTTTCTTCATATGTCCCTCTCCCTTTTTTCTCACTTCATGTACTCGACAACATCAGGTTTAAATCCACTTCCTAAGTAAACCCGTACCGGAATTATTTCTTTTTTATCCCTTGCTGCCTTACATAACTCTTCCGCTGTATCCCAACTAAAAAATTTATCTACAGCGCGTTGAAATCTCCAAATCGCCATTGCATATTGTTCAAAGATGTCATAACGATCATCTTGTTTTGTTGTGCGTGGTAACTCATCCGTACACTTTGCATTCTTTGGAACATGAACGCGTACATCTGCAAATGTAATTCGTCCAGTTCCTCTTTTCACATTTGCTTTCATTACATCGAATTCACAAATGGATGGCTCGACTTCAAAAATATTTAGCTGTTTAGGCATGTTCCATCACACTCTTTTGAAGAAGGTCCAATAACTCACTTGCCCCTTCCTTACTCAAAACCATTCGGCCGCCTAACAATTCGATGTTGGATTTAGACACTTCACCTGTTACAAAACATGACTTTTCTGGTTTTCTTAAAACGATGTTTTCTCCGTCAACATGAAAGTCTAACGCTGTCCCTTCAGCAATACCCAAAGTTCTGCGTAACTCAACTGGAATTACTACGCGACCTAGCTCGTCCACTTTTCTTGTAACACCTGTATTTTTCATATTTTTATCACCCTTATTATTTTTTTCAGATAACCTCATTGCTAAATTCATGTAAAATAAACATATATTTGGAAAGGAGGTAAAGATCAATGTCTGGTAAGCAATTTTTTCAATTAATTTGTTTAAATGGACACCAAATTTCTTTTTTTCATAACTTACATAATGATAAAGTGAAATTTTGTGAAAAATGCGGGGAAAGTACAATTAATACTTGTCAAAATTGTAAATTCCCTATCGAAGGATATTTCTATCCTTCTGGAATAATTACGATGGGTCCCGAAACATTCCCCATCCCCTCTTACTGTAAAAACTGTGGATGTGCCTATCCATGGACTGAAAGCATTTTAACAAATGCAGTGGAGCTTATAGCACTAGATGATAATTTAGACTCTACAACTAAAGAAATCATTCAAAATGCTATTCCCGATTTGCTTATAGATAGCCCGACAACTCCAATTGCAGTGGCTAAATATAAGAAATATATTGAAAATGCTTCATCCACTGTAAAAAACGGAATGCGTAGTTTACTAGTAGATGTATTATCTGAAACAGTTAAGAAATCTATTTTCGGTTAATATTTCCACACCATTGACAATAACGATCATCGGAATGAATGATACGATTACAGAAACTACATTTTTTGTAATCGTATTTTTTTATCATGTAATAATCCATTAGAAATTTTGGGATGTAAAATGGGATTTTCAAATAAACTTTGCGCCAATCCAGCATTTATAATTCTCCCTCCTTTTTATGAACCAATCATTTAACATTAACTCTCAGAAAAGTTAATCTTGCCATTTCTCTACAGACTTACCCAAATGAATCATCGCTTTTCCCATTGCATCAATGTAGTTGTTAATTGTTTTTTTTATCATTTCACAATCCTCATGTACTAACTCTTCATATTCTTCAAGCGTATTTGCACACCCGTAGTTAAAAACTCTTAGTTCATTAAAACAATCATTAATCGCTGGAATCGCTCTTGTATGAATGGTTTCCGTACTAAATTCTTCTCTATTAAGATGAACCAAATTTACAACTCTTTTATTTTCTACTTTGACTTTCAATAAAGTATTGAATGCCGGTTCATTTAACTTCTCTAAACCAAGTTCTTCTCTTAAATCATTTAATGATTTCTTACCTTTTAACAAATCCTCTTGAAACTGTTCAGCTTTCATAACTGTTGTATTTTTCATAACTTGCTCCCCCTTGTTAACTTACTTTTTGTTGTTGATTCCGTTGCAACTCTTGTTTCATTGACTCGAATTTAATTAAGTACGCTTTCCAACGCTTATCATTTTCTTCTTGCTGTTGTTTTGCTACTTCGCAGTTACACCCTTCCGTTAGAGCCACACCTGAATAAATTTCTTTACGAATAATTCCTGTATTACGGCATGATGCACACATGATTATTCCTCCTTATTAGAAACCTAAATTTGCAAGTCTTTGGTCAGCTGTTGTGAATTTCAAAACCTTTGAATCACCTAATAAGCGACTAACGGTTTTAGCATCATATTTATTAAAAAGTTGTTTTCCAGTAAAGTTTGTAGTGGTAAATGTACTCATTCCTTGTCTAGCGTTTGATACTGCATATAATAGACGTTGAATGAAATCAGATGCCTGTCTATTTGAATCCGTCGATCCACTTTCTGCCCCAAGATCATCTAAAACTACGAAATCAGCTTGTCCGATTAATTGAACGAAATATTGCAGTGTATATTTACTGCTCTTATCATCGAAAGAATCCATAATCATCCTTGTTATTGCTTCTAATTCAACGTACAAGCAACTTTTCATAAGGTGATAGTTTTCTTCTCCTTGACTGATATCCCAGAAATACTGATTCAATTCATGAAGCATGCTGTATGCTAAGAAACTCTTTGCCGTCCCTTGATTTCCTGTAAATACAACTTTTCTAATTTCTCCGTTCTTTAAATCCTCCAAAGTTTCTTCTATAGCTTTCTTGTGACTAATCGTTTCATCACACCCGGTTCTGTAATCAGATAATCTTGAAAGAGGAATTTTCTTATTTGTAATAACACTAGCCTTTTCCAGCATGTTAAATTTTTGCAAACGGTTAATTTTTTTATAGTGAGCATTAGCCTGTTCTTCTAAAACTTTGTTGTTTTGTTCAACTACGCATCTAGGGCAAACAACTTGTCCTTTGTATTCAATCATTTGAACTGGCTTAATGATTTTTTGTCCACCTATTTCATAAGAGTGATTCATACATTGATCAGAATGGTAATTCACCTTCGATTCCAGGGATTCTGCCAGCTTTTTCATTGGTGTTGCCATTTCTATTCGCTCCTTTTTTAGGTTGTTGATTTAAATATTCTTCAAATTTATTTCCAAATAGGGTAGATGGTCTTAGATACTGATTGTATTCTTCATTTTCAATCCAATGTGAAGCTTTTATATCTATTACCTTTCTAAAATCCGCTATATTAAAACCTTGCTTAAACCTTGCCTTGATTAAATCTCTTGTTTTCTTAGTTGACGTTCGATAGGAAGTAGAACAAGTTTCGTTGAGATGGTTGATTATCTCGACAATGTATTTATTAATATCTTCTTCTAATTCTTCTTCTAATTCTTTTTCTATGTCCGTTTCATTTTTGTTACCCGAACCGTTACCTGTAACGTTACATCCATTACTTTCATTTAGTAGACTTGTTTTTTTTCTTTCACGATGTGCTGCTACACGTTTTTTTGTATCTTCTCGAATCTTATCTAAACCTGTTAAGCTTTGATGTTTTCCCCAATTAGTAATGCTGATAAATTGATTATCATCAATCTCAATCATTCCAAATTGCTTAAATGTCTGTAAGGCAAGACGAATAATTACTGGTGACTTATTAAAAAGCGTTACAAGCATATCCTCCGTATATGGAATGTTCTCGTTTAATAAAATGTATCCATTAGCATTTGTTTTACCGGCTTGAGCCAATAGCTTAATCCAGATAATTAATAATGTATCTCCTTCCGGCATGCCTTCAATCAACCTAATTTTTTCATCCTCAAACATGTTTGTAGTTATTTTGATCCATTTAACTTCTGACACTGTATTTACCTCCCTGTACAAACTGCCACGTATGCTTGTCCACTTTTGATAATTCGTTGAATCTCATAATGCGGATAACCGACACTAAAGTAATGCTCAATCATCAGTTTTAATTCTTCTTTGCTTTTTGCTAAGTCCCAGAACTTATTAGGTAATAGCACTTGATATTCATCTAAATCCATGTACTATTTCCCTACTTCCTGTGGTATACTTATAACAACTATTTTTTCTTAAAGGACCCACTGCTATGGGTCTTTTTATTTTGTTTTACATCACTCCAAGCCCATTGTTTTATTGGTTCGTAAGTGATGTAAAGCAACCATGAACCACATGCGATTAACATTGCGAATATAACTAACGAAGTTGTATCTTCCACTAAATCACCTCCTTATTTATCAAATATTTGTATGCTTAAACAATGCTTGATTCTTCTTTTTGTGCTTCAAGCCATGCTTCTAAATCTTTCTGTAGAAAGAGTAACTTCCGCCCATCTCTAATTACTGGAAACTGTGGGTGGTTTGCTAATTCATACATTCGAGAAATTGCGATGTTGAGATAAGCAGCCGCTTCTTTTACTCGCATTACTTTATTTGGTTGTGCTTGTTGTTGGAATGCAGCTAATGCCGCTTGGATTTCCTCTCGAACAACTTCGCGGATTGATTCTTTAATGATTTGATCTAATCCCATTTCATTTTGCTCCTTTCAAAATAACTAAAATACATAATCACACCAACCTCGGCCGCCAAGCATTTATGTATGATATCGCTTCATTAAAGTCTTTCTGTAAGATGTTGCAATAACTATTTACAGCAAATGCTGACTTCACATCTCTCCATGCTGCTGAGAAAAGTTTCTTTCTACTATCATGAACAACTTGATTTATAGTTCCGTCATCCCAAAGCTTGTACACTCTACGGTTTAAAGCATTTCTAATTGCTTGTTGCTGACCGTAATCCACTGTTAATCTTTCATCAAAGAATACCTCTAGCTTTTCAACTCGTTCATTTAGTTGTGTGGTACCTATAGCAATTAGTTGAATCTGATTAAATGGATTAGTTGTTAAATGTGCTTGCTTTATTTTTAACTCCTGCTCCATTTGATGGAATCTTTCAATATATGTTGCGGTAAACAAGATCCCTTTCTCTCCAGTCATTTTGTTAGCTACCATGTCACAACCTTTACGAGTTAGAAGATATTGTTTATAAGTTTTGTTGTTACCTTCAACCTTATATGAAGATTCTTTAAAGAAATTTTGAGAACGCAATTTTGCGTTTTCTAAAACAAATACGTATTCTTCGATAGTTCTTAATAAATCCGAATGACGTTTATTCAACATTTCAGAGATTTCTAAACTTGTTAATGTAAGTTGATTATTTTCAACGACCTGTAATTGATCCATTTTCGTTCCCCTTTCATAAGACTACCCATGGTAGTCGGATAGTCTAAAAAAAATTCCACCTATAGTGTACTTTTTTTTAATAATTCATCTGTAGAGACACCATATAACTCTGATAGTTTCCCTAACTTATCTATGCTCGGTTGCCTAAAACCCCTTTCAATGTGACTATATGCACTTTTATGACAGTTGAGTTGTTGAGCAACATAACCATGAGTATAACCATAATTTTCCCTTAGCTCTCTAGCTCTTTCTGTGTTTAATTTTATTGTTTGAGTCATTTGAATCACCCTCGTTTATTTCGTTGAATTCATAATAACACTATCGACTACTCTTAGTAAACACTTAATTTGATTTTTTTCAAAAAAAACAAAAAAGTTGTCTTAGAGTAGTCGATAGTGTTAATTTATATATAGAAGGGTATTTAATTTCTTTATAAAAAAGGGGAATTTTAAATGGAGAACGCTATCGGCAAACGTGTTAAAGAAATACGTGCTGAATTAAAACTAAGTCAGAGTCAATTTGCAGAATCTATAGGAGTTAGTAAATCTCTAATATCGTTGATCGAACTTGGTAGAAAAAAACCTTCAGTAGAAACGATTAACAAGATTGCCAAGAAAGGTAATATTAGTGTTGATTACATCCTGGGAAGAACAAATAATAGAAGTTCCAGTGAAAATGAGGCATCTGAAGTAAAAATAGAACTGAATACTGCTGTAGACAGAATCGAGAAGTTGACTGAAGAACAACAACGATTCATTATCAAAATGTTAAACGGCATGGTAGACAATATAGAGGATTGATAGCAATTATACGCTAACAATCCTCTTTTTTTTATTTGCTTCTTCGAACTCGCTCACATGGTCAAACAATATTTGCAAGTAATTTATAGCTTGTTGGTCCCCTTTATTTGCTGCGTTAATTAAAATCTCTAATTTATCCTTTTCAATAATGTTTAACATACTTTATCCCCCTCGGTTTCTTCATAGTATATTGTGAATTAAATCACAATCGTAAAACTTTAACCTTTTACCTTAAAAAGTTTTATAGCCTATAATGCACGAAAGACGCTACCGAAGTAGCGTCTTTTTAAAATCCCCTCATTTTGAGCCTAAAGCCCACCAGGATCCGTCATCATATATTGAATTGTAGGTTTAACAGATAAATTTGCGTTGTTTGCTGTGTCTGCCTTATGTACAAATGCACATAAGGCGAAAGTACAAATTACTGTTGCTATGATTTTTTTCAT